TTATTAAACCGGCTCCTTTTTATTGAGCCGGTTCAGTAGCAAGATCTTTAATAGCCCAGATTTTATCAGAACTATCAGCTGGGTCATAGTGAGCTGAGAATGTAATCCCAAGAACACTTTCGTCTTTTTCATTAAAATCAACAGACAAAGAATCATCTGAGAGAGCATTGTAAATTGTAATCTTTTTAAATTCTCCACCCATATTTTGCCCAATTAGAGTTATATTTTCAATATAATCTGAACTATCTATTTTCCAACCATTTGTTAATTCATCTGCAGTGATTCGTGAACCAGGCAAAGCCATTTTTAAATTTTCTAAACTTAAATCCATAAGATTCACAGCAAGCGAAGCGTTCTCAGAAATCTTTCTGCGAGCACCTTTTGTTTTCCCTTTAGTTCCATTCATTTCAACCTCTCTTATTTCAGCTTCAACCAAAAATGTGTTGTTTCCTCTACATGGTGCCAATAACCTCTCATCTGTTAAGCCATAATTCACATAAACAGCACCAGCGTCAATTACAACACGTTCAATTTGTTCTACTGTTAATTTACTCATTTTGTAAAACCTCCTAGTTTTAATTTCTATAATTTCTAATTGTATATCTTAATCTTTTTCTTCCTATATTTTCATCTTGCTCAGGAACATTAGAGTAGAAAACTGTATCTCTAAAAACCTTATAAACATTCCCATCAACAAATATCACTTCCTCAGAGAACTCATTGTCTATTTTATCAATAAGATCCTCTACTGAAAAAATATCTTTCTTTAGATACCACACATCTATAATAATAGGAATATCTCTTCTTATCTTTATATCTGCTACTTTATAGCTACCTTCTATATTGTAAACTATACTTGTAGATTTTAAATTTATGCTACCATCATCTTGCCTAACAATATCTTCATAATATACTGGCAATGACGATATTTCAGAGAGTTTCTCTTCTATAAAAATCATAATATTTTTAATTTTAATCACCTACTTTGGCAAGTTTCTCTCTATTGACTCAATAATATTTTCAATATTATTTTTAACAGTCACCTCTAAGAATGGTTGAGCCGGTGCCTTACTTGTGCCAAGTTCAATAGCAGGAGCGTGTTTTGCCTTTGCTCCAATTGTTAACTCCAATTTGTCACTATCCACATCATAGTCAACACTGTCTCTAAGTTCACCTGTGTCAACTGGGGCAGCGGAGCTAACCTCTTTTGCGAGTTTTTTACCTGACTCATTAAGTGAACTGTTCATACTTCTCTCTATTGATTCCACTACATCTGATAAATAAGAATTATATTTAACACTCATTATATCCTCTCCAATAAAACTTCAGTATAGTCGTCCCATTCAATTTTCTCTTTTACTTCAAAGTCGTGTCCATCATATTTAATGATAGTTGAGCCTATTTCAATTTGGCCCCCTTCAGTGAACATAGCATGCGTAGTTATTACATCGAAACCATAATCCATTTTTGCTTCTGCAGAACTGTATGGTTGAATGTCGACCTTATCTTTATATAGCAAGCTCGGTTCACCTGGTACGTAAACCCCGCCTCCTAAGTGAATTTGCTCACCTTTTGTCCAGACTTCAATTGGTTTGTCATAAAACATATTACATCATCCTCACATATGGCGAAGGTAGCAATCTAGAGATTTCTTCAGTTATAACTGAACCATTATCGTCAGTATAAGTAACTGAACGCTTACCTTGAGACATAGATTTAATATTCTTGCTGTCTTTATTTTTGTGGAGTCCTTCAGCAATTGATATTACAGCCTCTTCAAAATTTTCAATGATATACTCATTGGTGAGCCTATCATTATTGAGGTAGTTCTTAATTGAAATTACTGCTCTATCTATATAAATTTGTATAAGAGCATCAGGTTCATCTCCAATAAGAACTTTTACTTTATAAATCATTTAATCACCTCTCAAAATAAAATAGGGGGAGGTTACATGTTCAATATAACCCCTCCCCCTTTTTCTTTACCATAAATTATAAATTAACCTGCAGGAGTTTCTACGAAAGGTGCTACCTTAATTTGAGCAAGAGCCTTAGGTTGAATAACCTTAGCACCATATACATACAATCCTTTGACAGCATCTGAGAATGCTTTTTCTGGACGGTATCCTTCGATTTGTGAAACTTGGCCAGCAAATGCTACTGCACTCTTAGATCCAGCCATAACATTGAAGTACTTTGTAGCCTTAGGAACGTTATTAGACATTCTCACTTCAAATCCTCCAACATAAGCTCCTTCAACTACTCCATTAGCAAGCACTGAGTAATCTTTAGTGAACCTTGGGTCCTTAGCAAGCAATCCAAGAACGAATGGAGGAAGAACAATAAATCTATCTGTTCTGTTAACATTGTTCTCATCAAGCTTAACTCCAAGATCTACAATAGTGTCATAAGCGTTTTCTACAGTTAATTCATGGCTTCCACCATCAATATCAGCTTGAGCAACAAGCGCAGCGATATCTTGGTCGATCTTATCACCTAAACCATAACCAGCTCTCTGAGTTCCTCCATCAAGGATATTAACATTAGCCTGTGCTGTGTCAATATCTTTAACTTGGAAGTTGAAGTACTTAGCTTTGTCGATGTCTAAGTTGACTTGGCTAGCAGTAAGTTCCTCAGGGTCATCAACTGTTCCAGCGTAATCCTTAATTGTAACATCACCAATCTGATTGATTTTTACAGAATCACCATGGTCTTTGATTTCACCTTCATATTCCTTATTGACAATATCTCCATAAACTAAATTTTTATCTAAGTGTGCTAACAATCTAGTGCTCCACACTTTTGGTACAAAGTTTCTAACAGTCATTTTGCATCTCTCCTGTGTAATTTTATTTCGCATTCTTTAATGTCTTTGCGTAAAAGACAATTTGTTATTCTTTCCCCTCGAAGAATTCATTTATTTCTTCTGGAGACATTTTACCGAAATCCTCTGTTGTATACTCATTCTTACTACCTGATTTAGGTGGAGCATACGAAGTATCCTTCAATCTTTCCTTAACACTTGTCTCAAGATGACTATTAAAGACATCCTCCAGTTTACCTAAGTTCTCTAAAGTCATCTCTTCATTGGCTCCGATGAAATAATCAACTAAGTCTACAGGCAACCCTTTATTAGTTGCCGCCTTTAAAGCTACGTTCTTTAATCTTTCTTGTGTTTTTTCTCTTTCCATAGCTTCAATCTTGTTGGAAAGCTCCTGTAACTTGATATCTTTCTCATCTTTTTCGGGAAATCTTTGTCTAATCTCTTCGTTTATTAAACCCTCAAGATGATTTGTCTTCCAAGTTTCCAAAGCTTTACTTGAATGCTTATCTTTAATGCTGTCAATGAATGATTTTACATCTTCATCACTTTCAATTTTAGACTTGATAATGTCTAAGTTTACATCAGCATCCTGTTTAAAGCTTTCAAGATACTCCTTAACATCTTCACTTTCTGAGTTGTTTGCTAAAAATTCTTTTACCTGTTCTAAATTCATAATCATCTCTCCTTGTACCCCTACGACTTATAATAACCCGCAGACGTAATTATTTTGAAACTTTTCATATTTTTAATATCAGAAACACTCTAAATCTTAATTATCTAGAGTGTTAATTCTTAATTATTCATTTTTTTCTAATCTTGACTCACCCATCTCTGCTCTCTCCTCAAGTATCTTATCCTTTTCAGTTCTAGGATTTTCAACGAATGATAATTGAGATAATGCTGTTTCAAGGGAAATTTTATCTCCAAGTTGACTAATCATATTAGCCGTCAACACATCGTCAGATGGCAAGTTAGCAGTGAAGACAACCTTGATATCTCTGTAATCATAATCTTTATTCTTAACTGTCTTCAAATATACAAATAACATTTTCAATCTCATCTTGATACAGTCTTCTAATGCTTTCTGATTTAATTTACATTTTTGCTGTAAACCAAGAAGCCTTGCTTTTATTGCTAAGCTAGAAGTAGCACTCAATATTTTATCATTGTGATTTATGTGTTTTGTTAAATTATACATGTTTTCTTCTAGTTTACTTAAAGTGTTCTGAATGAAGCCATCATTTACATTCTTTATTAGCCACTTAACTTCACCACCTTCACCAATTTGTAGGATACCCAATTCTTTCATTCTTGGCAAGTCCTCTTCGTCAACTTGAGCTCCATTGAATGTCAAATAAGCATTCCTGAAGTCTGATATTTCGTTAGAAATATCACTAAAGTTAGTTTCATAGCTGTCTTGTATATTTTTAATTAAACCATATATTGTCTTGTGTCTACTATCTTCCTCAATATTATAAGTAGCAACACCAACAGGGACCTCTCCGAAAATGTGTTTCCGCTTAGGCTTAACCTCTTCAAATTTGTTATTATAATGGTAGATAAAATCTTCATCATAGACATCTAAGTAAACTGTGTCGTCTAGCTGTCTTGTATACTGATGAAGGAAATATTTAACTTTTCCTGAATCATCTAATATGACATAACCATCTGTAGCAGAAACAATCCTTGCACCAAAATCTCCATTTTTATCTACATGATAAATTTCATATGAAATAGATGAAATTAACATTTTCTCTAGTAGATTTATATCATGAGCCTGAGATAAACCACTTAAATAATATTTAACCTCTTCAGCTACATTTGAGTCACCAGATCTACTTATATATTTAGCATCATTACCTACACTGTACGAAACCTCTTCATCAATAAAGTTTTGTATATAATTAGTGGATACTCTATTGTTACTTCTCTTGGTGAGCATCTTGTAGTTACGCATGGCGTCTGTTTCACCCTTATAATAGTCTTCCATATTTTTGTACTTACTTCTTATTGACCTGAAATCTTTGTAGGCTTTCTTAAGCAATTCCTTATCCATATCTCATACCTCCTATATTCCTAGTTTTCTTCTATCTAACAACTTGACTTTTCCAATGTTGTGAGTTATGCTTAATGCATATCTCAATGCGTCGAGTAAATGATTATAGTCATCTGTAGGTTTATTAATATACACACCTTTTTTATCTTTCATCCAAGAGTAGTTTTTAAACTCCTCAATAGCATTAACACAGCTAGAATGAACTATAACCTCATGTTGTTGTATATATTGAATCCCATTTAAAATGCTTCCTTGACCCTTCTTTGCTCCAACTACTCTATCTAACCCTAAACGCTTAAGCTCAGCGATAGACTTAGGTTCTGCAGAATCAGCCAATATTTTTTCTTTCCTGTAACCTCTTTTAATTATTTCATTTGCAATCTCATTGTTCAATAGTCCTCTCTCATAAAACTCATCAAAGATATATATTTTCTTGTTTTTCTTATCTAAGAGAGTAGCAACAAATGCTGTTGGGTCAGCAGTATAACCAAAGTCAAGCCCGAAGTACGCTTCAATATCCTTATCAGATTTCAATATTTCTCTGTAATCAAAGTCCTCTATGCTTACATTAGTATACACGAGTTTATCTAATGAAGCAAACTTTCCTAAGGCGTAAATTTCATATAATTCATAGTTAGTAAGCTTATCACTCTCAAGGTCGTCAATGTACGCTTGCTTAAGGAAATTATTGTCTTTATATGTTGTATGAAGAATCATAGTGTTCTCAGGCACTACGCTATCCTCAGCGAACCATGTTTTATAAACCCAATTGGACTTGCTTACAGGGTTGAACATTAAATGAATTTGGTTGAAGGGCTTACTACTTCTTAACCTCTTTCTTAACTGAGAAAAGTCAGCTTCATTTAACTCTGTTGCCTCCTCTATTACTATATCAGAAATATCTGATATAGACTTTATCTTCTCAGGGTCGTCCATTCCTTTAAACAGGAATGTGGATCCATTTGGAAGTTCTATCTCAAGGTGGCTTTTGTTTACTCTGCATTTATCGAGCAACTGCCAAGCTGATAACATTTTTATAAATTCTGCAAATATACTGTCCCTTAATGTGTTCTGAACCTTTCTTATTACTAATCCTTTTCTTCCAGGGTCTTTTAGAAACTTAAAAATAAGTTTCTGAGTTACAAAATATGATTTACCTGAGCCGGCACCACCATAGAAAACATTTATCCTCTTATCATAACTCTCAAGATGAGGCAAGTACACATCGACAATTGCCTCCTTCTTTAAATAGAAACGTAGTTGATTATCTCCATTCACATGCCCACCTCCTCCTCTAAACAAACAAAAAGTCTAAAGGTTTATATAATTTGTCAGTGAGCTGACTGAAGCTTCCTCGAGTCAACCCACCTGGTTATACA